TTATATTTTCAGCTTCTATAGCAGCAATTTTTTCTTTATTTGCATTTTTTGGTATTTCTTTTAAAGGTTGAATTTCAAATCTTTTTGGTTCATCAAATTTACCTTGTTTTAATATATCCGCAAAAATTTTTCTATTATCTTTTGTTAAATCTAAATCTACTCGTGTAGTATCTTTATTTTTAGAAGCAAAGTTATCTATTTGAGTATTTAAAGTTGCCATTTTATTTCTTACTTGTTCTATTAATTTAGAAGTATAAATTCCAAAATTATCTAAAGAAATGGTAGTTGGATCAAAATTTAAATTTTTAAGTTCTTTATCTCTTTTTAATTGATTAGCTGCAACACTCGCATCATTACTTGCTTGTTCACCTAAAACAATTGTTTCAGCTTTAGCTTTTATATTATCTAATGCTTTATTAGCAGCAGCTGAACTTGTATCATCTATTCCAGTTAAAGTTGCGATAACTTTATTTTCAACAGCTTTAGCAGCATTTTCTTGTCCCGCTAATATTTTTAATATTTGTTCTTTTTCTTTTTCATTTAAAGATTGAAATATTTTACTTTGAGGAAAAGCTTTTTGAGCACTTATAGCAAAAAGTCTATCTACATCTTGTTTATTAGCTCCTGAATCAATTGCACTTTGTTTTGCTTTATTAACAACATTTAATGTTTTTTGATCAAATAAAGCATCTATACCTCCCTTTTGATAAATTTTTTCCATATCAGTAAAAATTTCTGTAGTTGCACGAGACAAATAATTTTTATCTAAATTAAAATAACCTAATCTTCTAGCAAATTGATTTAATAATGGAGCTATTTTCATAAAACCAGCGGTAGTTAATCCAGCAACTGCTGCTTTTTTAGCAGCTTCTGCTCCAGCAATTTTTAAAAATTCTTCTTTGCTTATTTCTGGCTGAAGATCAAAAGCCATTTTTCCTGATATTAATCTTGTAAATTCTCCTATAAATTCTCCTAAACCTGCTCCTCCAGCTGTTCCTAAAACAGGAGAGAATGTGCTTCCACCTATTGCTAATGCTGTAGATAAAGTAAAAGGAATAAGATCACCTGATATAGAAGGAATATCTCCTAAATCAGCTCCTTCTTTATTTACACTATAAAAATAATTATCTCCTCCTAGTTCTTTAGGAATTTTATAAATTAAAGTTTTATCTTGTCCTGGAATATATCCTACATCAGCAACTTGAACTTTTATATCACCTTTATGTTTATCAAATATGTCTTGCGGATATTCTTTTTTTAAATTATCTTCTATTAATTTTTTAGCATTTGATGTTACATATTGATCTTGAGAAAGACCAAAACTTAATTTTGCTCTATCTTCTACTGATAAACCTTTATTAGTTCTAATTCCTTTTGTTTTAACTAAATCCCAATATGAAGGGCCTGCAGCATCCATAAAAGCTGTATCAGGATCTTGAAAACCTTCTAAAGAATCACTTCCTTGTTTTACAGTACTTTTATCATTTATTTTTTCTAAAGTGTCTATTCCTAATTTTTTATCAAATCCTTCTAAATTATTTGTATCATCAGTTACTTTTGATTTTCTTTCAAAAATAGATTGAGGTGTTTGTTTTCCTTTAATTATATCTTCAGCTTCTTGTAAAGTGTATCCAGCTTGTCCTATAAGCTTTTCAATTGTAGAAGCTTCATCTTTTGAATATTCAGCCATTTTATTTTACTGATCTACTTTTAAATTCTTTAAAAATTTGATCACCTACTGCTTTTTGTGTATTAACGTCTTGTACTTTATTTTCTTTTAATTTTTCAAATAAATTAATTTCTTTATCTTTAGGAATTGTTGGAGAAAGTTGAGAATAATATTTAGCAGAAGATAATTGAAAATTAGTAGCAACTTTTGGATCATCTATATTATATAATTTTTTTAAAACTTCTCGATCAACTAATTTTTCATTTTGTGCTTTTAATTCAGTTTCTGATTTTCTACTAGCATCTAATCGAGGAGAGATATTAGTTGGATCATTTTTTATTACAAATGAAAAATTTTTGGCATTAGCATCTGCAAATTCGTCAGCAGCTTTTTGAGAAGCTATTAATCTAATTAAAGCTTCACCTGTTAATTTACCACTACCAAATCCTTTGAATAATTGTTCTAAATCTTTTTCTGATACTGGATATAAATTTTTAGCATATCCAATTGCCGCTTGAGTTGTAAGTGCTCCTAATTGTTGTTGAAAAACAACTTGTTCTGGTATAGTCATTTTATTTAAATCTTTACCTCTATATTTATTTTCTAATTCTTTATAAGAATTTGCATCTTCAGGTTTTAGATAAATTAATAATTCTTTTATTGGTAAAAAAGCATCATCAACAAGTCCGGTTGGAAGTGTTTGACCTTTTGATAAAGCATTTTGCAATAAAGCAAATCTTTGTTCTAATATATTTTTTTGAGGAATTCTTATAGCTTCAGCTTCATTAAATCTATCAATGTCTTTTTCTAAACTTTTTTCTCCAGGTGTAGGATACATTCTCGTAGGTCCTCTTAAAGCTTTTGTAAGAGAAGCTTGTGCTTTTATTTCATCTACCGTTAATTTTCTTTCTTTTTGTTTTTGTGCTGTACTTTCCTCTATAGTTTTTTCAACATTAAAAGCTAATTGAGCTAAAGGACTTCTTGCTTCTTCAAGTTTTTTATAACGACCACCTTCACTAATAGATTTTAAAGAATACATTAGAGCAAATCTTCTTTTAGGATCATTATATGCTTCTTCTACTTTATTAGGAAAATTAGTTGCAAATTTTTCTAAAGATTGCCCTACATAAGTTCCAAAATCATTAAGACTTCCTAAAAAACCTTTACTTTTTACAATCTCTTTTGCTATATCAGTTTTTTCTTTATCATCTTGTTCAGCTTGAACTTGTGTTCTTAAATCATTTGCTGTTATTGTTTCTTTTTGATCTGGTAATGTAGTTGTCTCTGTTTGAGTATTAATAGGTAAAGCATTACCCATTTCTACTGGTATTTTTTTATCTTCATTATCTGCTAAAACATTATCAAAAGTTACAGCCATTTAATTAATCCTTTTAAATTCTACATCTATTAAAGAATAATCTACTTTTAAATAACCCGAATTATCAAGTATAGCAGCATGAGGAACTTGATGAGCCATAACACCTTGATAAATTTGATCATCTCCTTTATAATTAAACGTGTATATATTTATACCCGATAAAGATTTTCCAATATAATTTAAATTTTCTTTTAATCGTATATCAGAAAAAGTTCCTGGTGGTAGTGATCCAATGGCACCTATAGTACCTGCAATTTGTGCAAAAGGACTTGGAGCACCTACAACTTGACTTGTAAAGCCAGTTCTTTCTTCTCCATAACTTCTTATTGGAGCACCTGCTAAGGCACCGATAACTTGATTAATTTGATTTTGTTCAAATCCTTGTTGTTCTACAAAATCTCTAAAGGCCTCTGTAAGTCCAGCTTGTTCTATTCCTCTTTGTTGACCACCAAATTGAGCTAAGCCTGAAGAAGCACCAGCAAGACTTGCAAGTTGAACTTGAGCAGCTCCTAACTGAGAAGCTCGATCAGCCGCAAATCTTTGAGCACCTGACTCAAATCCTGCTTGACGTAATCTTCCAGAAACGTCACCTACTTGTCTTAAATATTCTCCACCTAATATACCTCGTTGAACTCCTTCACGAGTACCTCCAAATGCACCTGCACCAATAGCTTGACTTTGTAAAGCTCGTTGTTGACCTTGATAATTTCTTTCAACATCACCTAATGCTGATTGAATTACTTGATTCTCATAAGGATTCATATATTGTTGAGCCATTTGAGGTGTAAATGTTTGTGCGCCAATTGCTGCAATATTTCCAGCTTGAGGAGCAATTTGTGAAGTATAAATATTTCCAGCTTGTAATTCAGCTGCTGTAAGTGGAGCTACACGTTGACCTTGATAAGCTTGAAATGGTAATTGACTTTCAGTTTCAGCACGTCTTAAAGTTCTTTCTTGAATCTCTTTAAAATAAGCAGGAATATCATAAGTAGTTGTAGATTGTTGCGGTGCCTGTACGACAGTCGTTGATGGTTTAAAAATACTACCCATTGATTATATAAGTTCCTCCAATTACGTCAAATCCAAGTTTTAAAAATGCAACATGTTTTCGTGCTACATCTTTACCTTGAAATATTTCACAAATCGTAGTTAAACGATTTGCTTTTGCATATTCTTTTAAAACGATCATCATTGAACGAAAGACGTGATAGTTTCGATAACGTTGATTTACATGAAGCCATATAGTTCTTAAAAACTTTTTATCACTATACCACGTTTCGTCTATCGTAGCGCCTAATGTGCCAACAATAACATTTTCATATTCTACTACTATAACAAAACTATTTCTAATGTAAAATATTATATTTTCAAGACTTTTTTTATTATTCGCATTTCCAAAGTTAAATGGTGCTTCTTTTAACCATGTTTTAAGTAATTCTCGTATATTTACAGCGTCAGCAATACGAGCTTGTCTTATTTTAAACTTATCTTTTTCCATCAGCATTTACGTTTATTCTAAAAGTTCCAAATCTCCAATTATCATTTAAGTCATTACTTTGTATTCTTAACGCAACTTGTCTACCTCTCGCACGTACACTATTAAACCTTGTAGTGCTATTTACTACAACATTCGTAGTCTCAAATAATGTATCATTAGGATAATCTCGTGTTCTTAAAGTAATCGTAGCATTACCAGCTTGATCTTTAAAGTCAGGTACTATTTTATCTATAAAGCTAAATTCTTCTCCGTCAGCTATATCTCCATCGCCTGATTCTATAAATGAGATTAAAGCATTTCCATCAGCGTTGACACCATCTTCTATGTTATATAATAAAGAACGACCTTGAGTGAGACCAAATATTGTAGATATACTATTAGAAGTATTATTAGGAAAATAAGTTCCACCTACAGGAAATTCAGTTACACCATTATCTACATAGACACTTCTTTCTATAGTTCCAAAATACCAAGAACCTTCTTCATAATTAAACGTTACATAGCGATCAATTTGATTAGAGCTTGACGAACAATAGTACCATGTAATTTCTGAGTAAAAAGCATTCGCACCACAATAAACTTGAGCATATTGTACTTGATTAATATCATCAAATACTTTATTAATAATAGGACATGGTATTTCTTGAACTGCTCCTACATATCGAAAGAAAATACCATTAGACATCCAGTAAGCTATATCATTAACTATAATAGAAGCATTTAAACTCACAGCTCCACAATCGTTACCGAGTTGTCTAAATCCAAATATAAAAGGAGGACCTATAAACGCCATAGAGTGAAGTGCGGTATCAGTCCATATTAATATAGCTCCTTTTGATGGTTTAGCACAACGTATTTCGCTACCACCCGCTATTCGTTGTGATCCTGCTGAGTTGACTGTATTAGGTGTCCATTGATTATAATTCTCTTGATCAGACCATGCTATAAAGAGTTTATCTTGACTTGATGGTGTTCCAATACTTGTCTCTGTTCCAAAACATACTAATATTCTTACATCAGTTGCAACCACTGATGTAATAGAAGTTGATGGAGCATTCGCTATTTTTGTAGCTCTATTATTTGTAAAACCAGCGGAAGTATCCCATTCATAAGTAGCTCCATTTAATTGAGTTAATATTAAATCTTCTCCCCAGTTATTTAAAGTCCAGTTTCTTAAATCTATCGTAATTTGAGATGTCGAAGCCGCTTGGTTCCAATTCT